ACTAAACTTCTGCTAGGATGTCTGAAGAAATTTGCGCAAAACTATTGACAGTACCCCTTAAATTCCATGCATTAAAGACACTTTAAAAAATTTTCCATATATATTCCAAACAACACAGACAATACAAAAACTCCGCAACCAAAACAGTTGCGGAGTAATTTGTGCGATTTGTATTTGTGATTGGTGCTTGACAGTAAACCAAAAATTAACGTTTGGTAAATTGAGCGCCCTTATTTCAAGCCATTTTTTACACTATTTGTTACATACCTGTTACATACTATATGTACTTTATATGTGCTCATATCGCTTTAAGGTTTACAGTTAGGTTTCCGTCTGCGCAAGCCACAAATCAAACACCTTGCCTTCCGGTGCGTCGGGGTCGCGCATATAGGCTTTTGCTACACGGATATACATATTGATGTCGCTGCCGTAAATCTCGGAGTAGTCGGAGTAGAGCATGTTCATGACATAGTACCAATCAGCTTTTTGTGTTATGCCTTGCTGGTATTTGTTCCTTTTCATCCATCGTAACACCATCCAATAATTTTATTTTGCAGCTGCACAAAGCAAGAAGAATAACGCAGTACCTGCATAAATATTCCGCTGATACTTAATTCTGTTCGTCCTCTTCCGGTCGTATTCCATTTGCTCTATCAACGTCTCGTATAATTCCTCGCTGCGCTTTAACGATTCCTTTACATTCACTAATGAGCGCTTGGAGTTCGTTAGCGCTTCTTGCGTTAGAGTGAGCTGCTTCTTCGCTTCGCTTAATTGCGTCAGCAGTTCTGTTGACGTGTTCTTCTGCTGTTTCAATTTCTCGTCTGCCAGATTCAATTTTGCTTCCAGCAGATTCGTTTGATTTTTGAATTGATTCCACTGTTCGATTGACATTGTTATCTGTGTCGGCGCTGCTTCTACTGTTCCACCGCCAGTACAAATCATTGCAGATAAGGAAAAGACCAGCAACAATAAGACCGATCTTAACAGCTTTATCAATCTTGCGTTTTGTTTCATCTTTCATTATTACCTCATATAAATATCTATATTTGAAAAATATAATAAATCGCGTCAGAAGCACAAACTTCGCCTACAAGCGGTTTTAGCTCGCCGCAGGATAAATCATAAGCGGCACTAAATTTAAAACGCTCATAGGCGAAGTATTTTTGTGCGAATTTACGCCTTCTTGTAGAAGAATATTATTAGTTTATTATAATCCGAAATAATGATGCAATGCACCAAGAGTAAAGCCTATAATGAGGCCAACCAAAAACTTTTTGTCAAACACAAACATTTTCAGTTCTTCCATTGTATCACCTCCAATCATCATAGAATATGTCACCAGCTGTTTACGCAAATAAAAAATACAGAAAATGCTACGCGTTAACCTCGGTGACTGTATCTAAAGCATAGCTTTAAATCATCTTTATAGTTCATCCTTAGGTTCTGGCCATTCATCCAGAATCTCAATGCCGTAAGCAACAGCACATTTATGTTCAATTTCACATCCACGGGCTTTGCCCCAGTCTTTTGCAAAGTAAGCAATATCAGCGTCAGCCAGTAAGGCAATGCTTGCGGCTAAATACTTTAATGGTTTATCAAAAGTCGGATGTTCTTGAAAGAAACTGTCAATTGCTTCGACATCTTCCCCGATACGTTCTTGCACTTGTTTAACAGCAAGCTTGCGTACCGCTAATATTTCTTCATCAGTTTTGCCACGCATAGGCTGAGAGATAAACAACTTTTTCATTTTCTTTTCCTCCTTATCGTCCGTTTCCTGCATAGCCATAAGCAGGAACGCCGTATGGTGTTGTCAAATCAATGCCGGCAACATACTCATAAGTAATACGTGCTCTATTGGCATAACCTGCTCTATACATTTCACCAACGTCTGCTGCAATCCAATAATAATTTTTAAACAGTTTATAGAGTGCTTCCAGACTGCGCAAGTCGACGTGCATATATCTGTTAGTCAGAAAACGTTTAACTACCCAAGTAGATGTCGGGCACCACATTCCTGCGTAAATTAAACATCTAGTATCGTCCAACGTCGGCACTTGCTGCAGCACTTCGACGTATTGCAGGCAGTCACGTGATAATTGCTCTAACTGCGCCTGCTGTCCTGCATCACTTCTCAAAAGCTCTTTCAGCATCGGCAGTTCGCCGCTTGCCTTAATGTCGATATAGGTTCTGCCAATAAATTCTTCACCGCCGGGAATAGCTCTCAAAAGCTCATCGGCTCTGTTGCCTTCCCAACATGAACAGCCAATACTAGGATAATCATAAGCCGTAGATTTTACAACTGTATCAAATGGTCCTTCTATGCCTGTTTTGACAATTCCTTTGGCGATTTCCGTTGCAAGATTCTTGTTCCAGTCCATAACTATCACCTCACTCACTTTTTAAGCAGCGATTGGACGCCTTCTTGTATACGTCTTCGTACATTTCTTGTTTGTCGCCGTTGTAGGTATATTCAGCGTAAATGCCATCGCCGCTGATAGTAGTCGACAGCAGTGCCTTGTAGTTCTGCAGCGTTTTGCACGCCCAAACCACAAACACATTCTCAAGAGTAATTTGCTTTTTGCTATTATGGTTGTACCATTCAACTAATTTGTTTTTACACACGGATTCAAAATGTGCCATACCTGTAATAATCATTGTTTATTCCTCCTTCGTGATTTTAAAAGTTCTTGTCTCAATGGCCTTGTTGCCCAGCTGCACAAGCAGCAGCGCCACCATACCAAGCGTGCAGCTCTCATAGTTGCCCCAAGTTCTGGCAAAAAAGGCAAGCCATAAAGTAACAACTACCCAAACGGCAAAGCCTATAACGGCACAGATTCTGCCCACGCTATAAGCATTATCATTCTTCTTTAACATATTAATTAATTTACGCATCTCCTTCACCTCTGTTCTTCGGCGGATAGTTCTGCAATTCATTAATCTGTTGCATAAGATTGTCGATTACGCCATTGTCGCCAAGAGCTTCGTAGCTCTTATAGCAGGCATCAATGCTTTCTTTTGCGTAGATTGGTATCCAACCTTTATCCTGGACATAATGATTATAAGCCTGGATAATTCTGTCACGCAGCAACGCTTGCAGTCCCACTTTCAACGCATCATTTTGTTTCTTCTTTTGCCGGTACATAGTAATAAGCAACGTTATTACGCAACCAGATATGACGTTAATAATAGAGTTCAACGCCGCATCTAAAGATTGTTCTATCATCTGCTACACCCCTATAATTAAACTTTAAATATCACGGCTTCTGCCGTAGTTGCTGCCTCAACTTTTTCTTTCGATACACGGTAAGCAGTATGCAGTTTGTTTGAGCGCACCGCCACGGCAGCAATAATCATCTTTAAATCGTTAGCAGTTACTGGCGTATCGGCATTATCTGCCGTGGTCCACTCTATTGTAGCGCCCTCGCCTTGCAGTTCCAGCGCAATAATAGCTGCATTGATTCTGTCCCTCGCCTTGTCATCATAGTCAAAGCTATGCCCATTATAGGCAATGGGAGTGACTTCCGCTGTATCACGCTGATATTTAAGCTCCGTAATCTTACGTTGCTTAATAACTTCTAAAGGTTCTTCCTCGTGCCTAACAATAACATTTAATTCCGCTAAGGCTTCATCGTCGATTGATAGAGGAATAAAGATACCTTCTTTGCCCAAGGCTTCGGATAACTCATATACATTAGTATATGTTTTGTCTTTGTATTTATAATAGGTTGTTTGCATTTAATCACCTCATTCTATTGATAGGATTTTAATTATGTATGTACTGGTGGATGTGAAAATGCTTGTTGCAATACGAAATCTTTTATTTGTGTTGCCTTCATCCCTAATAAAAGTGTAAACAGTACCATTTATCTCTATAATCATTTTTTCAGCATTTGGCATTTTGTCATTTTTAAATGATAAATAAGTTTTACTAAATTTAATATAGGTATAAAATGAAAGTATTTCATATTTTTCACCCTGATACATTATATAATTAGAAGTTAACTCACCATAAATATAATTAGCGGAACGGTTATAGCCATAGCTAGTGGGTGGCGTTCCTATCGTGCCAGCTTGCATCACTAGCACTTGTGTACCCCCCCACCAAACATAAGTCTTGTTAACATAGATATACCTCCTAATCAAAATGGAAAATGACGGGAATTGTTTTGCCTGCATTTTGGCTTAAATATGAAAATAAATCCTTGCTACCTTTACCATTATTGACTGTAATATTATTTATAATGCAAGACTTTATGGATGAAGGTTCAAGAACAAAATTGTTTACTATAGCATAACAGGCAGTCACTAAAACGCCATTAGGCAGAGGATTTGGAAAAAGGCTACCAAACGCCCCATTTTTAAAACCAAAGGTTAAAAAGGAAGTTTCCACAGTCATCATAGCCTTAATGTTCTTTAAGTCCCCGCCATTTTTCATCATCATTCTATTAAGTCCCATATCGTCACCTCACGATAAATTAGATGCTTGTACAATGCTTGTTACATTACCGCTGTCATCTTTCAGCATCAAGATGTTCAACAGCAGACCTGCACCTATAATAGCGAAGTCACTTGCATTACCAACATATTTAAGTGTTCCTGCATTAGTAATAATCAGAGGGTAAGAGGCACTGTCATCAATAGGTGTAATGTAGATACTAAACACCGTGGATGTAGTATTAACTGACAAAAAATCAGTAATAGCTTGTGCCATATCTAATGTGACTTGATTATTTGCGACGTGATGTACAACATTCGTAGCAAGAGTTATTGCACCACCACCTGTATAACTAACACCATAAACTTCTTTCCCAATAAGCACTTCTTTACAAACGGCTTTCTCGAAAGTTTGAGGTTCTCCATATGTGTTAGCAGTATTCTTTTTAGCATAATCATCAAGTGACTGATGTTGCGTCAAATAGCCAGCATCATTTTCTAAATCTGATACTTTAGTAGGGATACTAGCAGTAACAGTATCAATAGCAGTTTTAACAACCTTGTTCTGAATAGGGTTCGTAGATGTATCAGATAATGAGCTATCCACAGTAATATTAGGAATATCAGTTTTCTTCGCATAGGTATCAACAATGTTATTACCTGCACCATCCCTAGTAGCTGCATATGCGGTGGCAGTTACGCCTAACTTAGTGCTCATCAACGCAGATACATCAGACTTCTTAGCATAGGTATTAGCAATTTCCTCAGCAGTAACCTTTTCTTGTAATGCTACATACACCGTTTTATTAGCAATAGGGTTGAAAGAAGTAGCATTTAATACTTCATCAACAGTAACATTGCCGTCAGCACCCGGATTACCTCTTGGAATCGTAAAGTTCAAAACAGCGTTAGTAGAAGTACCACTATTGGTAACAACTACGTTAGTGCCGGGAGCACCTGTATACACATTACCAATACGGATAGTAGCAGCAGCACCGGGAGCACCAGTTGCGCCTTTGTCACCTTTTACACCTTGTATACCCTGTGCGCCAGTATCACCTTTATCACCTTTGTCACCTTTTACACCTTGTAAGCCTTGCGCACCAGTATCACCTTTATCACCTTTATCACCTTTTACACCTTGTATACCTTGTGCGCCAGTGTCACCTTTGTCACCTTTTGCGCCCTTAATGTTTACACTAGCAGGATTATCCAAGCCAGCTCTATTAGTCCAGCTCAATACACCAGCAGCAGATACACTAGGAATAAATACATTCACATTTTCACTATAATTCTTAGCGTTGTTCATGTATAACTCTGCGTTGTTCATGTAGGTTTGTGCATTGGCCTTGTAGGTTTGTGCTTCATTTGCACTACCTCTGGAAGCAGACGCATAGTTACTAGCGGTAGTAGCAGCAGATTGTGCCACTTCCTTGCTGGCTTCTGCGTTGTTTTCGCTAGTTTTGGCGTTGGTTGCAGATGTAGCAGCATCATTCTTCGCGGTTAATGCCTCCTGCTTATAACCCTCTGCTAACCTTGCGCTTTCTACAGCACTTGCAGCAGACACGCTCGCAGACTGCGCACTGTTACCGGCTTCGCTTGCTGATGCAGCAGCACTATCTTCACTCTGCGCCGCTGCAGCTGCACTTGCAGATGCGCTCTGCGCTTGTGCTTGAGCCTGCGCATAAACGCCTTGTGCTAATGGCAAAACTCTCGCAGGATCTTCCGTTAATTCAATCTTTGCCCCATCGTCACTAATTCTAAAGCTTTTGCCGTTCTCCCACGGAATTGTAGCATCAATATCAGCACTTTTGCTTACACTGATTTTTAAGCTTCTGCTAGTAACGTCGGTAAGCTGTTGCGCAATCATCGTCAGTTTATCGCCAATATCCTCAACCTGGTTAAAAGGATATTGGTCTGGCAAATCCGTTTCCTGCGTTACCGGAACTTCCCTATAAATCGTCAGTTTCCAACCTGTCGGCAACACCGGCGGCCGTTCACTCTCCGGCACTTCTGCACCGACTGCATAACCTGGATAACGCACAACATTCTTTTCAACGTCAACATAATAATCTTTAGTCAGCAGCTTTTCTTTGCCGTCTGCGTCTGTCAGCAAAACTTTAATGTCCGTTCGGTCTAAAATCTTAAACTGATACGCAAACTCTGTTGCATTTCCGTTGCCGCTATATGTGATTCTGTTATCAACATGAGCAAGCATAATAGCTCCCCTCCTTTTATTATTTTTGCCAAAAGAAAAGCGTAGATATATTTTTATATCTACGCTTAATAAATTCACTTTAACTAATTATATACCTATTTTCAAAGGTTCGTATCTATGCTACTTTGTGAAATCTTTGTCAATCTTTTTTACGTTCGCTTTTTGGTCTGCGTTTGTAAATATCTTGCAGTTCAAAGTCCATATCATCAGCAGCAATATCTATACCGTTAAATATGATATTGAAGATACCGCTAGGAATACCAAGCCAAGCACCGCCTACATATGCAGTCTGCTCTATCAACTCGCCCGGCTCTTTCTTCCCTTCCGCAACATCGTTTATACGTCTTGCAACAGTAAAGCCCCTGTCAATCAAGCCTTGCGCTGCCGTCAGTCTGTAGCCGTAGTTTCTCATGCCCAGCAAGTTCTGCACGCCAACATTCGCCGCCTGTCCAACGGGGCCGCCCATAGACAACGGGTAGTTGATAAGCTCTTTTGCAAGATTATTCCAATCGTCTTTTTTATCTTTCTCAAAAGGAGCAGTCAAAGAAAGCTCTGCAATAGCTACGTTCAGCAAGCATACGGCTAACCATTTAGCGGTAACGAAAGCAATTAGCCGTTCAGCCATTTCTTTTTTTTCACCGCTATTCCATAATCTTTTAGCAATATGAGCTTCTCTGTCCCATTGGTTAAACTGTGTGTTGAAAAATCCCTGGAACATCGTAAACAGTCTGAATAAGCCGCTGCCACGTTGCAGACTTGATACATCATGAATACGGCTGCTGCCTAACGTGCGCCGAATAACAGCGTTCGCAAAGTCTAGTGCTTCCTGCGCCGTCTTGCCTTCGTTGATTTTCTTCATGTATGCTTCTGCAAATACCGGTTTTGCAGTCATCATATCAGTGTAGCCTAACAGCATTGCACCATATTTCAGCGTCTTTTTTTCAATCGGGTTAAGGTCGGAACGGTTCTGAATATCCCTCAATGTAACGTCTGGTACTTGCATACGTTCACGCATAAATACGCTTTTTGCGCAAATCGCATCTACTTCTGCCCTGCCTTCACCTGTAAAGCCGCGGTACAAAGCTCTGAAAGCGTCAGCGTGGGTAAAGCCTTCTACGCTATTACCATATAGCAGGATGTTAGAAAAGTTCTGCATTGCCGTTTTGAAGTTAAGCATAATAGCGGTATTTGTTGCAATATTACGTAAAGCGTTGGCAGCTTTCGTAAACAGATTCTCAGCCATATATGCTGTCTTATTGCCATATGGGTTAGCGCAAGCCTGCAAAAACTCTCTCAAAAGTCTTACGTTTGTATCGCCTAAACGCTCAACCATGTTGCGGTAAATATCCTCATCGTTCAGTATCTTTCTGAAATCAAGCATTGTTTCACGATAACAAATATCGTGAATAGTGCTTTTTACCGCCGTAACCTCACTGCCACGCGATAAGTCTACGGGATATTTGCCGCCAGTACGTGACTTACTGGACCCGGTATTAGTAGTCAAAGTCCGTTGTGGCGGTCTGCTGCCTTCTTCGGTACTGTCGATTCTGTCGAATTTACCGGGCATACTGCCGGTACGTGTATCACGCTCCAACGGGAAATAACCACCTTCAAATACCACGCTTTCACCGCTTGCAAGCTTCAGCACCAGCGGCGATGCTTCAATCTTCGGCGGCTCAAAGCCTTTTGTTCTGCGGTTGACTTCTGCCAGCATAGGCCAGAATTTACTTGCTGCATTGATACGTGCCTGCGCATAGGCAATATCTTCTTTAGTCAGATGCTTGCACAAAAACTCTATAAGGTTTTGTTTGGTTTGCAGCATTGCTTCTTCTCTGCCGATAAGCTCCGACTCTTCCACCCATATATCAGAATTCTTTACGCCTACCGGTTTTTGAGAACACAGCCTTGCAGCATTGCTGTCACTGCCCAGGTTGCAAAGCATTGCGATCAAAGCATGCTTATCTGCGCTACCGCCAAGCTCTTCGTAATAAATTCTCTGCTCGTGCGCAATACCTGTTTTCTTGTCCGGTTCCCATTTCTGCAAAGCATCTATAAGCTCGTTCTGGTAACTTTCAAGCATTGTGCTTTCCATATCTGCACAATGGTTGATTTTGTTGTAAAACTCCCTAGTAAAATAACCTTCTGTCCAATTATCCATCATCAAGAAGAAGTTATCAGCATTACGCAGCGTAGCCATGAAGTTTTTAGGCCATTCGACAATTCGCTTACGCAGGCTCTTTTTGCTGTCGCTGCCAATCTCCGCCTCATACTCTACCGGCAATTCTTGCAGGTGCGCTATCGTATCAGCCTTAACCTGTTCAAAGGCTTCACCGGCAGCAATCTTATTCATCTTCGTATCTTGCTTTGCAATAGCACGAATGTTTTTCAGTGCGTCGATAACGTCCATATAGTTCGCAAGGCTAAGCTGCGGCGCATTGGTCAAATCATTATTCGGGTTCAGAACAAACTCCGGCATAGAAATAATTTCATCACCGTACTTTACCTGCATCTCTGCAATGTAATCGCTAAGCGGCTGCACTTCTCTGCCGTTGGTGTTAAAGTCCTTGCGGCGATATCCCATACGCTCCAGCAATGCGCACATCTGGAAGAAGTGCTGCTCTGTTCCCCACACTTCTTTCTTGCTGTGCATCTGCTTTCTGACGTACTTTCTTGCGCTTTCAATCTGATGTTTGGCCTTGACTGCTTCACGATACAAAGCGTGATTAATCATCTGCTGTTGCTTATACATAGCCGCTTCTTCCAAAAGGCCAGCTTTCGCAGCCTTGTTTGCATTAGCCGCCGCTCTGCGTTCTGCCATAGCAAATCTTCTCGGCTTCATAACTTCGCCTGCTGGCAAAGTCTGAATATAGCGTTTAGCAAAATTATCTGCGTTCTGCTTCCGCACTTTAGCAATATTCTCACGCTCTTTTTGCTTAATATCCTTGTCGCTTATTTCGTTGAGTGCCTCATCAATAAGCTGTTGTTCAAGTGCAACCACTTCGCCGCTTTTGTCATTGTAGAGTGCTTCCCTTGCCGCTTCTCTTGCCTGTTCACGCTCCTGCATGAAGTCGGGGAATCTGCGGTTCACGGCCTTGTCAATCTCTTGACGCACCATAGCTCTTTCACTCGGCGAAGTCAAAATATCCTGCGCCATAGCATCGCCGCTGTCATAGCCTAAGCTGTCAGCCACCCAGTCAAACAGTTCTCTCTGCTCGTTAGACAAGGCACGCTTTTTGCTCATCTCCACAAGGTCGACTTTATCCGGATTAGTTTCAAGCTCATGCTTCAAGGCTTTAAGCTCGTTAAGCTCCGTAAGTTGTTCACCATCTACCAACGTTTCGGCAATCTCTTTCAAGCCTTCTTCGCTTTTGAGCTTTGCTCTGTCACCGCCATTACGGATGTAGTTTCTCGCCCAGTTATCCTGTACGTCGCTGCTTTCATTCTCATTGACGGTGTAACCTTCGACGATCTCCCTTGCCATTTCGTAGCCGCTGGCATAGCCGTTTTCCTCTGCTATCTGGTCAAAGAGTTCTTTTTGCTCCTGCGATAATTGGTTGCGCTTACTTTCTTTTACCAGGTCGACACCTTCGGGGTCTGTTTCAAGTCTATGTTTCAAGGCTTGCAGTCTGTCCAGCTCATCGACTATATGTTTAAAGTCTGCCTTAATTTCGGCATCACCATAATCTAAACCAGTGCTACGCAAATCGTAGTAGTCCGCTATATCTTCGCCCCTTGCAATCTTTTCGGCAATTTTCCTTCGTCCTTTTTTGCTGGTTAAGTCGCTTACGCTGCCGCCGTAATCGTGAACGTATCTTGACACCCAGTTGACATTACGAATACTGTCGCCTGCTTCGTGGAATACAAGGCCTTCAATATCCGCTTGCTCTAAAGCTCGCTTAGTCCAATGACGTTTTCCGTCTTTGCCTATCTCACCAAAATCAACCAAGACTGCGCTTTGGTCCGGTATGCCTGCAAAGTCATTTGCATACTTGCCTTCCGTTCTATTGGTTGCGGCGAAGTAGCCCCACTTGCCATTGATAAAAAACGCACGTTCACTCTTGACTGTATCTTGATATTCCGCAAGCTCACTTTCTATTCTGTCAGCAATAGGATTTAAAATATCATCAATAGCTCCATTTGTGTCTTTTAATAATTCGTTATAGTTTATGCGTTCATTGCCATAAATATATTTTCTTGCAAGTCTACGCGGATTAGCTTCGATTGTTTCCCATTCGTTGATTTTCTGCTTGAAGTTAGCATGAGCCATGCCGTGCTCATCAACAACGAATGTAGGATTCGTAATAGTTTTCTGCCGCGACTTGCTAAACATTGCGACCAGCATATCTTCAGCATTTGCAACACGCTCTTTAGAAAGTGTGCCGTATGTGTCGACTTCTGCTTGCAGATATTCAACTATCGGATTGAGTATATCGTCAATGCTGGCGTTGGTATCGTTCAGCATATCATTATAGTTTGGCAGTACGTTTCCTAAAACGTGCCTATATTTTCTCGCAATAATCGCGGGGTTGGCAAGCGCTATTTTGCCTTGCGGCCGTTCCGAATTATTGGCATGAGCCATACCGTTTTTATCAGTTACAAACTGCGAATTTGTAACCTTAGTTTCCTTACCAAACTCATAACCTACCTGGTGTCTTGCACGATTGACAAGCTCAAGTGCTACTGCCTGCTCAATCTGCGGCCATATTTCTTCGACGAACGCTGCTTTTTCAGCTCTGCGTTTTGCACTGAAATCAGCCATTGCTCGCCTTGTCAGAATATCCACGGCCTTGTCTTTAGCCTTTAAGATTTTATCCTGCAAGGTCTTTTTATTTTGGTCTGATAACTTGGATGTTATATTTTCCGGCAAGCCGCCAAATATACCTTCCATGCGTGCCATAACTTCAATCTCTTCACGGCAAGCCAGCATTCTGTCAAATACCTGCCGTACTTCCGGCGTTAATTCTGCCGCATTTTCACTTCTTGCTATCTTACTATAAATAGCTGATAACCAATTAGCGAATCTTTGGAACGCTCCGCGCAGGCCAACACTAGGCGCCTTGCCTTCCATGATGTAGGTTTCAAATGCTTCTGCCAGCTTTTCATGCCCGGCTCTCTTTGCTTCAACGTCACCGCTTGCCCATGTGTCAGCGTCAATGCCTGCATACTCCATGAGTTTTTTTGCATCAGCATTAAGTCTTGCATTGCTGGGGTCTGCCAATGCTTCGTTAATCATAGTTTCTGCAAAATAGTGTCCCGTTTCATGGATAACTGTGCTTGCGTCTGCACCTTTGAAAAGGTCGATAATATACGTACCGTCATCGGCTTGCCTAAACTGTCCCTTTGTTTCAGTCTGGCTATTCTGCTTCCAGCCTTTAGCACGCCCCCACACCTTCTGCGTCCAGCCTCTTTGTTTTCTGCCTGCCGTACCTTTGCCGCCGTCCTCAAAACGCAGTTTGTTTTTCTGTAGCCATGCAGCGGGATTTTCGGGGTCTGCAATAAGCGCGCGGCTCTCCAACACTAAGCGTAAATTGCCGGCATGAGATTTATTCATACCGGCTTTAGTAGCGCTGTCAACAATAGCGTCAAGTTCTGCGTCAAGCTCCGTACTTGCCAGTCTGGTTAAGTTATAGCCTTCTCGCAGTTCTTTACGTGTCTTTGCGCCGCCGTCCGACAATTCGCCGTTGCTGTCAAAGTACATATTGTCTTTCGTAGCTTCAAACAATGCGGTGTCCTTAGCCATTGCCGCAGTAAACTTGCCACGGCTAATATCAATATCCTGTCCCAGCTCCGCCGCAGTTGCCACTTCTTCCGCCGTCACACCTAACTCGTCAAAAAGTTTATTGTTACTGCTGGTCTGCTTGTAGCCTTCCAAGTCCTGCGCTGATACAGTAACAGTATCGTCCTCAAAGTTTGGATTGTTCGCTTCAATTTCAGCCGCCGCACGTTCCGGGTTAATGCCTGTTTCTCTGATTCGTTCAGCATCCGCTACTAACTTTGCCTTGCGTTCTTCGTTGGCTTTCAAAGCGACGTGCTCAACAGCACTGTCAACGGCAACGCTTACTCCGCTAACACTGCCGCCAAGGATAGCACCGATAAGGCCACTATATCCTGCTTCCTTCAAATTCTGCTGCCAGTTCTCGCCCCATTTTTCCGAAAGTTTGGCAGTGCTTGCGCCGGGGTTCTTTGCCCATAAGTCTGTAGCCTGTTCCGGGAATTCCTGCAACGCTTCGGTAACACCTTCTTCAAGGCCACGTTTGGTAACTTCCCATATCTTAGCTTTCAGACCGCTACCGGCAGGCATCTTTTTAAGCAGTCTGCCAAGCGGCAGTTCCTCTAATACTGCCTGCGGAATTGCGTTCATCAAGCCTGCCTCTGCTGCTCTGCTTGCGCTTACGCCCTCTTTTCGCAGTCGCAGGTATTGTTCGCCGCTGATGTTTGCACCATTGTAAAGCATACTGATAGCGTGTACAGTTTTTGCACCTGCACCGGCAGCGCCTACACCTTTAGTCAGCGCAAGCTGCGCTAAAAGCTGAATAGCGTTTTCAGCCAAATCATAGCCAAGTTGCCCAGCCGCCGTATCAGCCTTAACTTCTTCACGCTTCAAAATCTCGTCGGTAACATAGCCTAAAGCCTTGCTGATATTTTCGGATTGATCATACTCTTTGACAACATTCTTGTCACCCTTGTGAGCTTCAATATTAGAATCAATCGCCGCCTTAGCAGCACCGAATAAGCCACGCACAGAACCTTTAAGACCGTTCATTACGGCAGTGCCTATGCCCGGCTTATCGTCGGTGATGATGCTGCTAGTATCAATCGTCGGTGAGCTATTACTCTTTACTGCCTGCGAAAACTTATTGTACTCATCGTCACTCATTTTTTGCAGGTCATAAAAGCCTAGAGTTTCAGCAGGTGACAAGCCGCTGTCAATATCAGCAATAAAGCCATAATTAGCATATTCCTTTTTTGCCTTTAATCTGCGGTCGAATTCGTCTAAAGGTTCATTAGCCATTTAGTAATCTCCTTTCAGTAACTTTGCCAGATATGCACCGTTTATTTTGCCCGATGTGCCATCCAACCATTTAACATCGTACCAATCATCCCCAGTTTTATTTACGCTTGCGATACCACGTGCAATTAAATCTGCGTCACTTGCTTTTATATCTTCTGTACTGTCAAACCAGAACGAATGTTTTTCGGTAACATAGCTGCCGTAAACCTTAGTTGTTACGCAGTTTTGCAAGGCTTCCAACAGCTCCGTTTCACCCGGATTATTACCACCATGTTGTGCACGATAAGTACGCACCCATTGCCGCCCGTAGTTTTGGATTTTTTTCTTATACAGTGCATCGGCATTTTTGCCTGCGACTTGTTGTACAAGGCCTTCCATATCAAAAGCAAATTCGCCTGTACCGCTATACCAATCTTTGTATATTTTTTCTAACTTCCCGCGCTGTGCAGACGATGCACCTTTATTAGCAGCGTATGCTAAAAATTGGTCGATGCTAGCAAACTTGCCTTCTTGCAGCATATCTTCCAGTACACCTATTGCATCATCATCAAGTTTTCCGTTACTGCTTCCACCGCTACCGCTGCTTCCGCTTCTGCCTTGCGGTCCGTATATCGCCGTCACTGCATTACGATACGTTACGTACTTGTCGGGGTCACTGCCTGCCTGCTTAGTAGCCCACGCCATAGCATCACTATAGCTTGTGCCATTATTAAACATACTAAATAATTCATTCTTTATTCCTTCAAAAAGTTTGTTCTTTTTGTAAGTTTCTATTCTGTCATGGTCTGCTTTAATAGTGCGGTACTGCTTCATAATACGGTCTTGCTCATCCTGGCTCATGTTGTGAGTGCTATGTCCTGTACCCATTCTTGCCAATACGCTGTCTGCATATTCGTTAATGCTGGGTTCGTCGCCGTTGCCTTGCTTGCGATTCATAGCGTCTGAGCTATATTTTAACGCGCCTTCACCGCCGTACCATGCAATAGCCGCGCCACGTGCACCGTATTTATCATAGTATTGTTTTAACTTAAAACGTGCTACAATCTCTTGATTTTCCGGTGTCATTTCTGCACCTGCTGGCAAGCCTGCTTCTTGGCTCCAGCTAGGCCAGTTATCCGGCATAATCTGATACTTGCCGCTTGCGCCTGTACGGCCATTCTTAGCGTTATAATTGCCGCCGCTTTCCTGCCCGCCTATTGCAGCAACAAGATTGTCAAATTCATTACTGCCCTCTGAAAATCCTTTCATGCCTTCAAGTGCTTTGCGTACTGCTTCTTCATTGTCACCATATTTAGCATACAAATCTTTAGCAGTATTTCTTTCAAAATCGCTACTCTCTTTATCGTATGCCACCTTCTCAAAAGCGGCTCTCTGATTAGCAGTAAGGTAACTGCCGTACTTATCCATGATGTTACGCATAGTGCTATAATCTTCGTTGGTGATACTTGCGCCGACGGCACTCGCTACCACCTGCCCAATGTTGGCTCTGCTCTTAGATTCGATAAACTCCGCGCCACGCTTGCCATATATAGCACTTGTCAGTAGCTGTGTACGGATAATCTCATCTTGCAGCGCCTGCGGGTTGTTCCAGTTCTTCTGTACAAACTCGCAGGAGTTCTGAATATTATTGTCATAGCGCAAATCAGTGACTGCTTCTTTCTGCTTCTGCTCGTATTGGTCGACGGTCTGGAAGCCTTGCTGTGCACTCTGATACATTAAATGGTCAAGTGCAAGCTGATTCTTTTTGCTATGCAATTTAGTGTTGCTCAACACATCCTGCCTTGCTTTATTTATCTGCTCTGTGTAGCTTGCGCCTGCACCGGCAGTGCCTTCTAATTTTGTATTCATAAGGCCGCTTTCGTCATTGTACATGATGTTATAGCGGCTCTTATTGAATATGTCCATAGCATTAAGGATAGACTGTTTATCTTCATCTTCCTGCTGCGCTTCTACTGCTACCGCCCATTTGTTGGCGGCGCCGGCAATAGCGGCAAGTCCTTTGCCGCCGCTGCCATAAGCGTTAATGTCACTTAATACCTTGACAGTTGCACCGCCGCCAGCGCCCAAATTAACACTGCCTTGATAGCCTGCAATCTTCATACTGTACCTCCCTTACCAGTTCCATTTAGTAAAGCCTGTATTATCCATGAACGGGTTATTCTTCTTTGCCTGGTTATAGAGATTAAAGCCGTTCATATTGCTAGCAGGAAGATTGAAATCACTGTTAGCATCGTACCATTCATCACCGCTTACTGTAGTTGTTCCCTTGCTGCCGCCAATCATGCCTTTAGAGTAAGCGTTCGCCGCCGCGCCTACAAGCGTACTAAACATCTGCATTTTGCCGTTGGCCTTAGCGTTCTTCGCCGCCGCATTATATGCGCTTGCCTGGTTACGGTAATTGACTTCGTTTACATAAGTGCTCCACGCATCATTGCGCTGATTCTGCAACAGATTCATGCTGTCTTTTCTGTAAGCGTCCTCACTGCTTGAAAGAATATCGCTGACACTGCCGTCGCTAGTTAGGCCGCTGCTGCCGGCCGCCGCCAGCGCCTGCCCTCTTGCAAGCCTCATTCTATCGTTGAGCTGGCTCTGCTTCTGCGCATACGCTTCTGCCTGCTGCTCACGTTGGCGGCTCATAATAGCCGCGTTCTGCTGTGCAGCCTGCGCCTGCGCTTTATATGCCTGCTCCTGCTGTTTGGCCTGCTGATGTTGGCCACTTAACTGCATGACAGTTTGCAGGCCCATTAAGATTCCAAGTGTACCCATTACGTTCACTCCCCTCTGTATGGAATATAAAACTGATAAAATTTCTTGCCGTCCCAACCTGTTTTAGGCTCTACCAAGAATACCGCTCCCAAGTGTTTTAAATAGTTAATGCTAGTGCGATTCTTCTCGTAGACGATATTATGCAGCAGACCATGCTTGCGTACCCATTCATTCAGCACTCTTTTAGCCTCCTTGAAAAGCAGGCTCTTTGTGTACCCGTTGTAAAGTTCGTTCGTGCCAACCATCCAAATTCCGCGCCCTGGTGCGCCCCATTCCATAACGCCCTTGCCGAATATCGCAAGCAGTTTTCCGTCCTCACCACGGTATACCCTTGTTTCTTCGTCAAGCTTGATACTGCCGATAAGCACGAATACCGGATCACTGCTTGCTTCCAAATCTTCCTTATCGTGCGGCCGTATATCCTGCATAAGTTCTTCAATCAACGGCACGACATTTTCTTTTGACTTATTATCAAGGATTTCAACAGTCCACTTCTTAGCCACCAAAAGACACCTCCCGCACTACCGCCATCAAGTTAAAAGGATACGGCTCATCCGTAACGATAATCACTCTGCCTTCGTTGTTAAAGCCGCCAATAGGCAAAGTAATATGCTTGTCACCGGTAAATAATTTTATGTCACTCACTGCGTTCTGCTCATCGAAATTCACTAAGTCCATAGTATTTATATCCGGGCCGACCATGCCGCCAAGAGAATTACTTAAACGCAGGATGCAATTACTAATCTGCTTTTTACGTCCTTGCATAGTGCCGTCACCAGTCTTAATTTCAACGTTTGGCAGTTCCACGATACTTCTATAGGGCAAGCCAATAAAAGCGTGTTGTACGGCCGCTGGGAGCGTCACAGCGCCGTCTTGACTTACAGTCAGTCCGCTATATATTCTTCCGTCACCGATAACAGTAACTTTTTCACCTGCCAGCTCTGCCGCATCAATCTCTGTTTCCCCACTGCTCTTTTCAGCAGTGCTATACTCAATAGCATTATCAAGCATAATATAATCGTCGGGGTTATTGCTCTTTGCAGGATTCTTTGCCAGATATTCGATATTGCGTACTGTCACGCCGTTTATTTCTCGTTGTACTGCAAGATAAATAATATCCTCGTCGCCTTCCTGCACTGCCGCCACAGCTTCAATCTTGCCTTGCGTTTCTATCGTCGACCAGGCATATACTTTTTGTTCCATGATGTAGGATAAGCAAGCCATAGTTCCGTCGCTTCTCACAAAGTATATAGTGCTGTCGGGTTCCTGCTTATATGCACTGTCGACAATCTGTACATTCTCTATGATATGCTTTGCCAGCAATGTTAAGTCATTGCCACCGTAGCTGTCTGTTTCGTAGCTATATGCCATATCTCTTACAGTGCTTCCACGGCCTTGTACAAACACGATTCTGCCGCCAATCATCAGCGGCTCAACAGTGCTGCATCCGCGTGTAGTCTGCATTTTCGGTACGGCCTTAGATGGGGTTACAGTATCGCTTCCGCTTACTGTCCATTCGTTGCCAGCGGTCAAGACAATTAAATCGGTGCTTGCTATCAAATGCAAAATCTTAAACTGCTTGCGGCTCACGAACGCAAGTGCAACTGCGCTATCGTCGGTAACAGTGCCGCTTGCTTTCTCTACGCTGAAATTGCCGTAGTCACCGGTCCTGCTCATCCACACCATATAAGGCTGCTTCTTTGTACCGCCAAAACATAATCTGTCCTGGAAAAAGCAAAGTGTTTGCGGGTACCCGAATTCTTCGCTCCATGCGCCCCACAAGAAATTAGTTGTCATATCCGTTGAGCCAAGTTCTTTTTCAACATGAGCTTTTGCCGTGCTGTCGCTGGTGATTTCAGTAAGCTTTACAACGCCTTCTGCATCGTAGGCCATTGCTGTTAAATCAACAGTGCAAGTACCGCTAGTTATAGTGCATACCGCCCTTAAAAATACCGGCTCTGTTACACTGCCGCTTTCAGACGGATTGTAGTCATCTTTAGATGTATATTTTCTGTATTCCCTCCAGGTTTCGCCATCGTCACTCTTTTCTACGGTAAAACTGCCGCTCCAAGTGCCGTGACTGATAACCTTCCAATTTTCACCTACGCGCACTCTTTCCGTAGTGCCGTTGCTGGTTGATACAGTCTTACTTGCAATCTCTTGTTTAAGTTTAATGAACGCGCCCGGCTTGCTGCTAGCGAAAATATTCTTGTTGCTCGTCAAGGTAATATCGCCTTGCGTTCCCGAAGGTGTCAGTTCTTTATTGCCTGTATATAAAATCTTTACCCAGCCATTAGCACCCGCTTTGCCGTTTTTGCTACCCTTTATACCGCCTGCGCCACCTGCAGCACCGCCACCTTCGCCGTATGTTATGCCTTGCGTGCCAACATTAGAATAATAGCCGTCCTCGCCATACATACGGCTAACCGCGCCGCCTGCGCCTCCTCCTCTACCGGTCAGCCCACACGCCGTACTATCCGTGCCTTTAGTGCCGTTAGTAGCTATTGTATCTTCGTAGTTGCCTGCACTATAAGCATACGCGCCGCCACTGCCGCCGCTACCGACCGTAATCGTATAACTTGTGCCTTTATCCAGCGTTACAGTTTTTATAATGCGTTCACCGCTGCCGCCGTCGCCGCCTTTGGCTGCCAAATCATAAACCTTGTGTTCTCCGTGCTTTCTCCATGTAACAGCACCACCGCCGCCGCCGCCTGCACCCGAAATGTCAATTTGGTATTCACCGGTAACAGTTGGTTGGAATGTGTAGGAGCCGGGCACGGTATAGCTTATGCCGCTATAATTTTCAAGTGAGGTCGATTCATCGAAATACATATCAGTAATTTCAAAGTCAGCAAAACGCCAGTCGGTGTCCGAATATCTTGCAAACTGTTTCACGGGATATTTGCCGCTGGCGATAAACATAGTATCTGCGCTTTGAACAAATCTCAAATCTTGCAGCATATCTGCCGTGTACGGTGTCATAACTTCTATGTTTATATAAAACCCATTCTTATGCACTCTTATATATTTCTCGCCAATCTCCAAAAGATAGTCGGTACTGTCTGCGCCGTTGAACGGTACCAGGATGCACGCTTTATCGCTATATTTCGTTCGTGCCATATACTTCATGCCCGGTCTGCGATAAATAGGGCCGTGCGGCTTGATAAGGCAGTTATAGGCTTGCAGTACTGCAAACTGGTACTTATCTAAATCGACGCGGTTGGCAACTTCGGCGCTGATTTCGCCGCCAGTAAACGCAGGCTGCAATAAATAATAAGGTGTTAACCCACTAGCCATAATTACGCCCTCCCGTCAAAGTATTTACTCGGGTAGTCCGGCAATTCTTTCTTTTCGCTTGCCGTAGTATACTTTGCTTTCTGTAATGCCGCCATTGCAAGCTGATACTGCGTCTGCTGCAAGCCGCTGTTGCCGGTCAGTTGTACGCAGATATTAAACGCCAACATATGAGTAAACGCACTCAAAAAATCACTCGAAAACATTTCTACATCGTCAACGTCATAGGTATATTCAAGCCACGCAGCAGGAATATTGCAGCCTATACCAAGCACGTTGTCACTTGCCATATATAAGTCCCACTCTTCCTGCTGCTGTTCGCCTGCCCTTATCATTGCGCCGGTGTCAGCGTCAAATATCTTGCGCACAGCAAGGCACTTTTCTGGATAAGCGTAAACGTGAGACCAGTACGGAGATTCAATGCTAAGTTCTGCCAGTTTGCTCACGCGCTTTGCGAATCCCCAAGTGTAGCTCCTTAATAATTCTTTACGTGTAGGCTCATAAAACAGTTTGCACTGTCTGGCTAGTTCTGATTGCTCATCTATATTACTTATACGGCCTTTGGCGATATGAGCCAGTGCCATATTACATACATCGGTAATGTTAAGCATTTTTAACTATTCCTCCTTGATTATTAAAAAAGGGAAGAGCTTATCGCCCTCCCCTTAAAGTACTAAATCAGCCCGGCCAGTTCGGAACAGTTTCAGTCAAGCCAGCAGTCAGTTTGCCGCCGCTTGCGCCGGTAACAGTCAGTCTGGAAAAAGCCTTCATGCCATACGGCAGTTTTGCCGCAACCAAAATGCCTTTTTTGCTGGCAGCAAGAGTATAAGTTGCAACAACGGTTTTAGCGCTGAAGTTTTCGCTGTCGGAAGTTTCCAGCGCCGCAGTGATAGTACCGCTGCCAGTTAAGGCGGTCTGCGCAGTAATAACAAGAAATAACGGATCAGCCGCATCACCACCGCCAACGTTCGCAATTACATTGCTGGTCAAGGAATTATCCATGTACATATTTTGCTGGTCAAAAATCATTGTTATTCACTCCTTCCGGTTATTGTACTGCCGCTTCGGTTTCGCTTTGGCAGTCAAGTTTCTTAATCTGAATACCTGCAAGGTACAGTTTAGGCGGCGCGTCCATAAAGTCCTGGCGGGTAACATGAACATTGTTCTTGTTGTTCAGATAGCACTCCAGCCAAGAGTATACGCCGTCAGATACATACGCAACCGGTGCTTTCGGGTCTTGCAGACGGTTCTTTGCGAAGATGAATTTATTCATCAGTTCGCGTTGCGCACTGTCAGTCAAAGAGTTCAGTTTGGTAACATCGATGTTGCATACACGTACAATAGAGCGAACGTTCTGTACTGCTAAGCCGCATTTCCAAGAGTACAAGGTCTGCAATGCACGGAACGGCTTATTGTTCTCGTCGTATACATCACTTTCACCCAAGTCCTCAGTTTTCAAGCCTGCTTGAGTGCCTTTAGGATATACACCCATTACACGTCTGTCACCCCAATCTACGAAGTAGATAGAAGCATTAGTGTTAGTACCAGGAGTACCCGCGGAAATTACCTGATGGCCTGGAGTACCTTTGCCGCCGTCGGTCAAAGTATTGTAACGAACCGCAATGCCATTGAAAGTGTCCGGGTCTTCGTCCAAGTTGCCGTACAAAAATTGACGTGCGACGTATTGACCCATGCCTTCTACGTGTGCATCATCCTCTGCCATACGGAAAGCCTGCGGATTTGGTTTGCCGGAAAGCAATTCAACGTCCACGCAGGAACGGTCCTCCAAGTGCATACATACATCAATGCGCTGCTTTACAGTGCCTTTAGTCGGAGAAGTACCGCGGTTAATACGACGGATAGACGGAGAAGGCAGGCTGGCACGAATAGTAGTTTTAGTACCAATCGGCAAATCGCCTTCCATCCACCGAATATCTTCCATAATAGGATTGGATTCGTTAAGCACTTCCATAACGCGGTCAATAGCGCCTTGCGGAGTTAAATACTTTCGTAAGTCACTCATAGTTTGGGAGTAACCAATAGTAGCCATAGTTTCATCATCCTTCCTGTTTTTTCAATTAAAAGTTAATAAATTATTTGTACCTGCTCCAGTCGGTTTTCGGGTACATGTTTGCGGCAACGCCTTGTGCAGCGTTTAAGCCTTGTGCGCCGTTTTGTGCAGCCAAGCCGGGGTCCTCGCCAAGCAGTTCACCAAGTTTTGCAAATGCTCTCACGATAGCTATTTGATTGCCTGCGCCAGTAACCTCTAACGCTTCACGCACGTTCAAGCCCGGATACATCGCCTCCAATTTACGGCAGGCAGTATCACAAAGGCCCTGTACTTTGCCCAAGTCTGCGCCCAACGCCGTCTTAGCCTCATCGCCCCATTTAGCGATTTCCTGCGCACGGAGCTGTTCCACGCCTTGCACTACACGGCTTGCATACTCTGTGCCGTACTTCGCAAGTGCTCTTGCCTGGTCATTGCTAAGGTTCATCCCCTTAATAACATCCACAAAGCGTCCTTGTTCATCAGCACTAAGCTCATAGCCTTCCGGCATCTCTACTCCTGCAAAGTCATAATTCACTGTGCCGGGCTGCTGTTGTGCACCTTGCCCATTACTTCCGTTTCCTGCAATGGTGCCGGAAGCACTTGTATTATTAGTTGCATTAGTAGTTTTAGTAGGTTCTGCCTGTTGCTGTTGCTCTGCGGCACTAGGTTCAGCCTGTTGCTGTGCGCCTTCGCCGTTTACAACTGCGTTTTCGCCGTTCTCACCCATTAGTTATTCCTCCTTGTTGTTATCCACATATTCCACTGCCAGCTCTTGTAGCTTTAGTTGGAATTCTGCATACTCCATTTCAGCCTGCTGCTTAAGCTCTATGCCTTGCAGCCCAAGTGCTAAAATGCTTTTGATAATGCCTAAGCCTACGTCGCGGCGGCCTTCGTTATAGAAAGTCTTGCTGTTGCCGGTAAAGCACATAGAGTTTACTTTGGTTACGTCAAGCATACGCATTAAGAACCAGCGCCCGCTTTCGCTCCCTAGCAGGTCAAGTAGGGCCTCTTTATCCCTTCTTGCCTGCTCTTTTACCATGTACTCCGTCAGCAGTGCCTGTCTTCTATCCTCGCCGGTATTGGATTTATATTTAAACTGCTCGCTCATTATTCCCAACCTCCCGGCACGCCCAGCCAGCTTGTAATAGCCGGGTTGGAATCATTCGCCGCCGCAGTAAGATTTTTGGCCGCCTCTGCCGCAGGAGCCGCAGCCTGTGCCATTGCCAAGCCTTCCTGCATTTCCTGCTGCCGTTGCATTTCCTGCTGCTCTTGTTTGAGCATCTCTTGCACTTCTTCATCACTGCGCAATGCCATTGCAGGCACGCCAAGCATTTCAAAGTATTTTGTAATAGCACCCAACGGGTTAATCTTCTTCTTAACTTCTGGCCATACTTGCGCCATCTGTCCGGTCTGTGCTATCGCCTGTTCGATATTCACAAGCCCGCTCATCTTCTGCGCCTGCGCCAACGGTGAAATATAGTCCACTTCTACATCTTCTTCACTCAAAAGGTCTTGCAGTTCTTCCGGTACTGGTGGGAATCCACCGCTTCTGTCGATGATGTTATATACACGTTGAAGAATCAGTGTTAAGAATTCATCCTGCAATCGCTCAACCACCGGGCCTAGCTGTTGCAGTTTTTCCTGCGTTCTCTCCATAACCTCCCTAGCAGTCATACGGCTATTATCAAGGTTATCTAACATCAAGAACAAATCAGCACTGTACGCTCTCTTTATAGCATCCTCAACGCGAATAATTTCTTCCTGCGCGTCCTTTAAGTCAAGGTCAACCGCGAACAAAGGCTTAACCATATCTTGCGTCTGGTCATCTACGGCTGTTAGACCGCCAGGCATCAAGTTAATACCGCCGTTATTCATAAGGCTTGGGCTGCCTTGCATCGGCGGCTTTATCTTTAACTCTATTGCTGTCAGATAATCTTTTTTCAGCAGCTGCAGCATTTTACTGTCGCCCTCTGCAAACCACGCAGGGCCTCTTGCGTATGCCTCGTTACCGCTAACAAGATAACGTGCTACCGGTACCGCTTCTTCTTCAAAGCCGCCAACATACAAGTATTCGTCGCTCTCTGATTTTTCCAACCAGTATACGCTTCTATACGGCATGTTTAATCTGTCCATGTAGCCAGGAAGTTTATCGCTGTTAGGCTCTACCATCCAGCAAACTTTATACTTTTTACTAAGATTAGTCTGATTGTCTAACAGGCCTTTCAGATTGTCGGGCAAAGCATCCGCCCCGAAGCAGTCTGCTAGCTGCTGCAATGTCATATCATACTTTCTTGCAAAAGTAGTTACCTTGCCGAAGCCGTCCGCTTCAAGTGCATAAGTACCGATTGTCATAGTCTGAAATCGCACGCCGTTTTCCGGATCATAGAATATAGCCATCGGGCACTGTCCAAAAGGCAGCTCCAGATATACAGTATGTATGCTGTTATAGAAGTTGCTCTTAGCAAGCACACTTGATACAATCTCTTGTCTTGTGTCAAGCACCTTCATAGCTTCAACATTCGTATTAAGCTCCGGCCGTCTGTATGCAAATCTGAACCACTGACGGCTCGGCGGTGTAAGTCCGCTCATAACGCCAGCAGCGAATACCTGTGCCGCTCTCCACGCTACGCCATGCACAATCTTCAAGTCACGTCTGCGTGCAGGATTGGTCTTGTCTGCCGTATTGTCAAACTCGCCGACAAACGGAAGCTGATAATCTCTTATCTCTTTCCACCTGTCCTCCCAATCTCGCCTGTCCTCGTACATGCTTTTGAGCTTACGCACCAAACGTTGGCGGTCCGGCAAGTTCTTTTTCAGCGGCACCCCGTCACTAGGAAGTGTTCCCTGTGGCTTGCTCGCCGCTATCGTTTGAAAGTTCATAAGCTGTTACCTCTTAGCCTAAAGTATTACGGCCGCCTTCGCCGCCACTAGCAATAGTGCTTGTCTGCGTAGATGCAAAGCCTTTACGCTTCTTCTTGTTATTATCGCCGCCGGTCGCAACTTCGCTGCTTGTCGCAACGGTAGTCGGTGCCGGGTCAACTTTCTCAATAGTCGGCATGTTACCGCCGCCGAATAATTTTGCAATACCACCCATTTTATACCGCCTCCATAATCGAATACTCCGTGTTGCACATTAGCTTTTTAGGTTTTCTATCATCAAGCCCTAACTGTCTTAACGGAACGTTCCTTGCAAATGTTAATACTAGGCCGTCTGCAAGGTCTGGGGAACGCCCTAGCTTTTCTTTTATTTCTTCTTTAGGCGTTAACATTAAACGCCCATTCTTAGAATACTTATAGTGAATGACTGCAAGTTCTTCTCTTAATCCCGGTTCTTCCGGTAAAGCTCCGCCAGCTTCTATCCACTCTTTCAGCTTGAAGTACATCTCCGCTCTGATATTCTCATAACGCTTATTCTCAATCGCTGCACCTTGAAATGGTATCTCTCTTAGCGCCGTGTACCCCATCTGCCTCAATCTGTCGACTACGCCAGCACCCATGTTGCCAACGTCTATAAATGTCATATCTGCCTTATTTTCATCCATTGCCAAAGCAATATAATCTGCCGTCTGCATCGTGTTCAGCTTCTTATAAACTCTCGGCCGCGGATATACCATTAGACCCTTACGCTGCCATATACACGTTCTGTCATCGCCGAAGCGTGCTATATCTGCTCCCTGCACCAGCGGCATATCATAGGGAATATCCTTTTCTGTCAGCTCCCTGTTAAAGGCCTTGTCTAATTCCTCTAGGCTGAAAAGCTCGTTGATTGCCGATACACTAAAGTCACACAAATACTCTTGTCTGAATTCTACCTCCGGCATATCCTCTTTCAGTTCTTCTATGCTCTTTGCGTCTATAATGCCGCTATCGTACACGTTCGACAAATACGCAAAATAACGTTTATTCGTCTTGGCCTTCTTGTACATCTCATAGAAGTTGTTCTGCCCCTTCGGTGTACCGATGAAATAGCAATAGCCTTTTCTGTCGCCGTTCTCTATCGCAGGTCTGATAATCTGCGTCCACATCTCCGGCTTCATATCCGAATACTCGTCAAGAATTACGCCGTCCCAATATGTACCACGCAACGCGTCGGGATTGTTCGCACCAACGATATATATCCTCGCCCCCTGCGCTCCAGGTACCTTACTGGGGAATTCAACATACTTTTTAGTTTCGTTCACCTTAATGCCTTCTATAACGCTTGTGTAATACTTCAATGGTCCCCACGCGATAATTTCCATTTGCGCGCTGAACGGACCTACCAAAGCATACTGCGGGCTGATTAAGTCGCTCTGCAGTGCATCCCTTATAAGGTGATTGACCATTCCAATGGTCTTGCCAAAACGGCGGTGTGCTACGATTACCGCAAAGCGGTGTCTGCTTAATTCCTTGTGCAGGACCTTCGCCCATGCAGGTCGCGGAGTATATGGTATCTCTATTATGTTTTCCATGTTTACCCCCTTAAAAAAATCGTTTTGGTAATTTTTGGTATTTACCTCCCCCGGCGGCTGCGAATTTTGGGGGACCCACCCCCACTCAATGTCAGTGGAAAAGGCAAGAACCAAAATCATTTTTTTGCGAAAGCCCAGGGAAATCACCAACGCCAGCGCCGCCAAACAACCAATCAGAACCCACGCTAAACAAAAACAAAAACGTGGTAGGCCTGCCGCATGAGCCACGCAGGAACGGCCGCAACATATGCCAGGCTAATGCCTGCCGCCAACATCTGGAGGAGCCAGCTAATCATCAGCAGCAGGATAATATTTTACGTCCGATAATAAGGATTATGTTAAAAGCTCTATCTATGTTTGTGTTTTTGTAGTGTTTTCTGAACAATCGTTTACTACAACGGCTTCATCTGCCGCGCCCCAATGATACACAGCCGGGCCCTTGTTAGCGTGCGTCTGCTTGTCAAACGCGCCTATACTGTCAGCATACATCTTAGACGCTGCTAGTCTATCCTTGTTGCTGGCCTTTTGGTCCGTCATTATCTTGAGCCAATAAGCCTGCAGGTCCTGCACAGCCAGGACAGCCACAGCCGCCCCCTGCTGTTTGAGCAGCGCCGCGCACTCCTCTAACGTCTGCGGCTGCGTGACTATTGCTGGCGGTCTGCCTCTTGTTGGTGTATTTGTATTAGCTAATAAACTTTTAATCTTAAACATCACATCACACTTTTGTTACAACTCCTATATAATATATTATTAATATCAATCACAACAAATTTTGTAAACATCAATAATATAAATACAATCAATAATCCTTATTTGCAAGAATCTAACAATAAAAAAAGATTGACAAATAAAAACTGTCAATCATCAATTAAATTATATTTATTATCTTGCTATAAATTATATGCCTTAAAAAATGCTATTAAGTCAATGATACATTATTATATTTTTGTGAACGGCGTTAATCTATTATAAATGTTGCTGAATAAAGAAGAACGGCCGCCGC